CGCTTTTCTAAGCGTTTTACAAACTCTTTCTTGTTTTCCTCACTGCAATGAGCCATCGCGTCTTCCCACGTTGGCAACCTGCGATATGTCTTGAAAAACCAGTTCTGATAATACAGGCTATCCCTGTCATGTGGCTCGTTAGGGGCATGTACAGTCGCGCAGACCTTACATGCCCCCGGTTTTGGAGGAAAAACTTTCACTTCCTGGATGCTATCACTCATAATGATGGAACCTCTCTATATATTTAACGGGATCGGCCGGACTCGAACCGGCAACTCTGGTTTGAAAACATTGTAAACAAACAATTTGGAGGTTAATTTACAGACACCTGATAGTTACATTGTGTGATAGCCATTTTCACCACGACCCCGGTTTCTTTTTTTGTTTTTCTTTGCTATTATTTCCGTGAAAGGCAGGTATTTAATATGGATAAAATTACTCCGTTTACTCTCCCCGGATCAGAAAAACAAATAATTTATAATAACTTCAATGAAATGTGCGATAAGATAAATTCCATTGATAACCGACTTGAGCAGGAAGCTGCGGAACGCAAGAAATCATTTAGAAGGAATGTCTGGATTTCCGTCGGACTGGCGTTCCTTTCCTTCATCCTTGGAATAGCTGCGGATCATCTAGCCGATATTATCGCACTGGCCAAATCCCTGTTAGGCGCATAATCCGGCTAAGGATCAGCCCTAACAAAAAGGCAACAACCATTATTAACGCTGTTTTTAAAAACGTTTTCATATTTTCGCCCCCGCTTCCCGGCACCCTGCGACATAATCCCGCAGCTGGTGCCCAAAGACCCGCATCAGGTCTCTCGCCATGTGTTCATCCACCTCGTCTTCACCTTTCTTGACCTTAATATATAGCGGCGTGGATTGAATAAATTCACCAGTAAAAGGATCCCGGATAGAGGTCACTCCGACCTGGATATATTTCTCTTTCTTTGCCATTTCAGCCTCCTGTATGTTTCCTGGTTACATCGCTTGTTTTTCGGCCTGCAAGGATAATGCAAATCTTGCTCCACGGATAAATTCGAGGAATTTCTCCCTTCCATTCTGGTCAAGGTCTTCGATGAACTGAGCGATCTCTTCCGTTTCAGTATTAAAGTCTTTAGATAACATCGTCTCCATATTTTTCGTTTCCTTCATCACGTCTGCACCTCCTTTCTTTTTCTGGTTTCCTCTGCTATCCTGTGATTGCCAGTCTGCCCGGATTGGACAACCATAGGAAAGGAGGGTATATTATGGCATTGCATAAATACAGGATCTCAACTATTCATCTGTCACCATCCGAAAGAGAAGAACTGTATGAATCATTATGTCCACGGGTATTCACCGGACCAGTTTTTTCAAATGATTTCAAATATGCTGAATTCTTTCTGGAAGATCCCGACGGTCCTGATTCTCTTAATCTGCCGGCAGAGCTTCATCTGACTCAGATTTCGTAGGAACTGATATTGTGAAGTAAGCATTAGGAGCTTTCGCGTCGTATTCCAATTCGAGGCGGAAGCTCTTGTGTTCGCTGGCAGCTCTCCACATCATGTCTGAAAGCATTGATATAAATGCTATGGTTTTTTCAATTCCTTCTGTTTTAACAAGTCCAGCCTGCACATACTTCGTGTACTTTTCCGGATGAAGTTCTTTTTCAAGCCCTAGCGGCGTGCCTGTTTGTTTTTTTGCTGTTTCCTGCATCATGTTTCCGCCTCCCAGTCCTTCCGGAACTTTATTTTTATAGATGATCAAGTTGTTTGTTTAGTAAGGGTGTCAACCCTTACTAAACCGCTGTGTCCGTAGGATACAGCGAAAAATTGACTCTACTAAGGCATTTAAATTTTTGCAAAATGCCTTTATTGATGCATTTTAATTCTATAAAATGAATTTGTCAATGCATTTATGCGAATATTTATTTTTTATTGCCTTGACTAAAGCATTTTAAAGATTTATCATATTTTTATTAAAAAAATAGAAAGGAGGCGTTTATGGAGTTGCATGAGAGAATTCGAAAGTTAAGGAAAGAATATCTACATCTTTCTCAAACAGAATTCGGCGAAAAACTAGGCGTTAGTCGTTCTGTGATAAATAATATAGAACTCAATACTCTCGCCCGCCCGGATCAGAAGCTTTCCCTCATTAAATTGATGTGCAAGGAATTCTCTGTGAATGAGGACTGGATCCTGAACGGAACGGAACCCATGTTCGTAGAGCCGGATTTTTTCAGCCTGGATGAATTTCTAAAGAAGCGGAACGCTTCGGATCTGGAAGTGGAGATTGTAAAATCCTACTTTGAACTGGATGAAGATGTCAGAAAGAAGCTGATCGCTCACTTCAAAGAGCGGTTTGTAGAAAATAAGCATCCGGAAACGCCGGAAGAGCTGGAGCGGCAATATCCTCCTGTGGATCCGGATACGACAAAGGCCGGATAAAACACCCGGCCTGCGTCATTTACTTATAGATATACAGTTTCAGTTTTCCCTTAAAATTCAAATTGATGTATAGCGTATGATTCGACCTGTAATACAATGCATATATGCTTTTATCCCAGTAATGAATGTATTTTTTCTTCATATTGCCTCCTGAATCGCCGGGTGCACCACTATCATTCATTACAAATCCGAGATACGCAATCATATATAAGAAAAGGCCCGTTTCCCAGAGCACGGAAACGAGCCGATGATCAGTCAACACCACTTGTCCAATCACGTTTTCATTATAACGTGCAGGACTTAGGAATTCAAGGAGTTATTCAATGAAAGCAGTCATTTATGCACGTTATTCTTCTCATAACCAGACGGAACAATCTATAGAGGGCCAGCTCCGGGATAATTACGCCTGGGCGCAGCAACAGAACATCACGGTTATTGGCGAATACATTGACCGGGCCTTATCCGGAACGAAAGATACCCGTCCCGACTTCCAGCGTATGATCAATGACGCCGCCAAAAAGCAATTTGAGCTGGTGATCGTCTGGAAGTTGGACCGTTTCGCGCGAAACCGCTATGATAGTGCCATATATAAGGCAAAATTAAAAAAATACGGGGTCCGCGTTGTATCCGTGAAAGAAAATATCACAGATGCTCCGGAGGGAATCATTCTAGAAGGATTACTGGAATCCATGGCAGAATACTACTCTGCCAATCTTTCCCAGAATATTCTCCGCGGGAAACGCGAAACGATGCTGAAGGGTTATTGGAGCGGCGGACCGGTGCCATTCGGGTATAAAGTAGAAAACCGGCGCCTGGTGATAGATGAAAAGACGGCCCCTGCCGTGAGATATCTGTTTGACAGATATGCTGCCGGCGCTACAAAGAAACAAATCGTAGATGAACTGAACGCAAAAGGCTACAGGACTTCTTCCGGAAAGCCGATTGCTTACCAGAGTTTTTCCAGGACTCTGCAGAACACCGTCTATATCGGACAATATCTTTTTAAGGGTGAAGTCATGCCGGATCTCGCAGACAGAATTATTGATGATGATACCTTCCGAAAGGTCCAGAGCAAGATCAAGCAGAACGCAAAAAGGCCGGCTGCGTCAAAAGCAAAGGTGGCTTACATACTCCGCGGAAAAGTATATTGCGGTGAATGCGGGCTTCCCATGGTTGGTGAATGCGGAAGATCGAAAAGCGGGACGCAGTATCACTACTACGCCTGTTCTACGCGTAAGAGAAAAAACCGCTACGAGGATATTACGCCCTGCTCAAAGAAGGCCGAGAAGAAAGAAGTTCTGGAAAACTTCGTGATCGGTCAGACGCTGGAATACATCCTGACACCAAAACAGATAGACGTTATCAGTAAAGCAGTTGTGCAGGAATATAACAGGGAGTTTTCTGAATCTGGCGTTTCCGAACTGGAAAAGGAACAGAAACGACTGGATCAGGAGATGCATAAGCTTGTAGACAAAGCGCTGGATCTTCCGAAGGCTGCATCCAAAGACATCTACCGCCGGATCGAGGCCATTGGCGAAAGACAGGCAGATATTGAAGCAGAGCTTTTGAAACTGAAAGTGGCGTGCAGGATCCAGCTGACCGAAAAAGAAGTAAAATCCTGGCTGCAAAGTTTCAGTAAAAAGGATGTGAAAGACGAGGACTTCCGGCAGCGTATTGTAGATACCTTCATAAACAGCATATATATTTACGAAAACCGTATCGTAGTATTCTACAACATCCCTGGCGGCGAAAATGTGACTTACGAAGAAATAGCATCCAATCCGGAACTCGCTGCGGAATTAGAGTGTTCGGATTTGGATGCTGGTAGTGGAGCTTTGACATTCAAATCCGAACATGAGCCTTTATTTATCTTCGTTCGCGGGATTTTTGGAGCTATTTTTATTCGATAGAATGTTCTGCGCAGATAAAGAAATCGTTACTAATGTATTGGTGTTCTTTTCTATTTCATTTTTCTATTGATTTTTCCCTGTGTTTTGTGTAAATTATTAGTGAACCACTGAAAGGGCGAATGCCTCGTAGGTGGTGTTTTTTATGCTTTTGGATATATCACAAATCCATATTCATGGCCTTTATTAGCTTTTAGGTTCAGTTTGTCATAATATTTTAGTGAATATAAAACCTTCTTAATAAACTCTTCATCTATAGCTGCTGATACCCTGGTTGGTATGGGTTCATGCCTATCTATCAGCCTAAAATAGAGATCGGCAAAAAAGGAGACGAAATCGCATACTTGGATGAAATAAGACTCGGATGAATTTTTAGACATTATATCTTCTATCATTCCTTTGATTGGCTCATTTACGTATCCTCCATAATGCGATTGAATAGGATTATATGCGCGAATTGCACGAGCTGTTCTTCTCATGGGTGCTAACCGGCCCTCGTCTGTAATTACCAAATAGTGCCAAGAATTATGAGAATCATTCTCTATTCTTTGAATATTATATGTCAAAGCATTTGATAATACTGGATATTTATCATCTTTAATTCTTCTTTTGTCGATTATCACATTGATAATTTTGATATCTAATGTTGAAATACATTTGACAAACTCTATCAAAATCTGTCGTCTCTGATCATTCGTCCAATTATAAGAGCGGTAAAGTCCTTTGTTTCGAACTAAATGCTTTGTATGGATTTCGACTGAAATAGGAAATCCGAATTTTTCCTTTAATAGTTTTCGGCAGTTTCGTAATTTATCAAAATTGTTCTGCCATGAATCGGCATTCATATATACACTTGTCAAAACAAATTCTTTGCTTGATGCTGTATTGGCTCCATCGTCTCCCGTTTCATCGAAATAAGCAATATATGTATCCACGAGTACCTCCACAGGTCTAATTATAAGATTGCTATATGATTATAAACGAATAGTATTATCAGGTAAACTATTTTGTCACCTCTTGATAGCGTAAGTTATTACTCGGGGTGCATGCCGCAGACTTTGGCAAAAAAGATGTGATAAAGAATTTATTTCCTGAACTCTACAATATTTTCATCTTTCTTTCAACCCAGTGCCGGATAGCACATCCTTCGCTTGTCTGTCAAGGTACGCTTCGCTTGTCTCCTTGACAGCTGCTCCGTCTGTGCTGTAGGGTGATCAACAGCAACTAAGAGTTGCTGTGCCACAAATGGTGGCCGGTCCTTTTATAATCCCCAGATATGTGATTGGAACCATATCTTCTTTCTATCCTCGACCGCTATGCTGTGTGTAATGGCATCGTGATATTTCCCAATCAGGCTGTGGTGACGCCTTTCCTGCACGATGATATCATTCGCCGTAATCCGGATGCCTTCCGCTCCTGCAGCCTTTGGCAGCTCCTGCTTCTGGTACCGCACCAGCTCCAGCATGTCCCCGCCATTCAAGTGCCAGGCGCGAAGCTGTGCCATCTGATCAGCACCCTGAAGGCTCCATCCCATGGCTTGCGTACTCACCTTTCCGGATCTCCCGGTACAGTTCCCCTCTGGCATCGTCTCGGCTGTCCTTCATGTGAAACACCAGTCCGGATAATGCCTTTTCCAGATGGTACCCATCCAGCACATGCACCATCCCCTTGAACTGCCGGATCCCGCCCCGGATCCAGTTCCCTCCATCCGAATTCACATAGATCTTCTTTACTGCACCCATGTCATAATGGGACTCAATATAATCATAGATCTCCTGCCAGTACGCCTCGTTGGAGATCCCGTTGGATGTACGGCAGAAGTAATGGGGGTTTACGAGCTTATGGCGCCTGCTCCTTGGCGCTTCCGGCGTGATGCCTTCATGCACATACACCAGTTTCACGATCGCATTGTTCTGTTTGTTCCCCTTTGTTTCCTTTCTCAGGTCCCCCTTCTTTTCCCGGAACTGCAGGGCGATATGGTCTTCATCCGCTTCTATGTACAGGTAATCCACCTGCTTCTTTTCTTCTGGTTTTTCCAACCCGGGAAACTGCAGGTTGTGCAGTTTTGCTTTTACCGTCTGTTTGCTGACAGAATCCAGGATACTGGCGGCTTCCCCTCCCCGACGATAGGAGGTCTGCACGGCTTCTTCCAGCATGGCTGCTTCTGCGTCT